ATGGACGGCTTCCCCATCACCCTGCCCAAAGCCTTCATTGCCGAGCTGGTAGCGCCCCTGGTGGAGCAAGGGGTAGCCGCCTACCTCCAAACGCTACCCGCCCCCGACGAGTGGCTGACCATCCCCGAAGCGGCCGCCTACGCCAAGCTGACCGAGGGCCACATGCGCCTACTGGTGCTGGGCCGCCCCTACCGGGCCGCGAGTGGTAGCCAACCCGAGCGAGCCGCTGTATTACCCAAAATTGAACGGGGCGAAACCGGATTTGCCAAAGGGGCCAGGGTGCGCAAGTCGGCGGTGGATGCCTACCTGACCCGGCACAGCTACCGCCAGTAAGCACGAAAGCCAACCGGGGGGCTGTCATCCCCGGCTGGCTCACTTTCCACAACGGGTCTTCTCTCTAATCGCCCGCCGATGGGCACAAAGGTACGTCGGCTTTTTCATTTCTACTTCATTAAATCTTCATTAAACATGAACGACGTCTTAACTGCCGCACCAGCAACCACTTCGCTGGCTGAGCTGGCCCAGCAAGTAGACCATTTCACCACCACGCCCGAACTCGTGGCCGCCCCCGTGGCCCTCGACGGCACGGTGTACCAGACCACCAACTACGACCTGTTTCACCTGCTGCCCGAAAACCGGCAAGTAGACCCGGCGCACGTCCGCAAGCTGGTGGCGATGATTACCCAGAGCAACCTGCTCCACATCAAGCCCCTCGACGTAACGGCCGATATGGGCGTCATTGACGGGCAGCACCGGCTGGCCGCCGCTAAAGAGCTAGGCTTGCCCGTGTACTACAAGATTGGCCAGCAATTGAGCGAGGCTGACATCACGACCCTCAACGTAGCCCAGAAGAACTGGCAAGGCCCCGACTACCTGCACTACTGGACGGTGAAGGGCCGTACCGACTACGTGGCCCTGACCAAGTTCTGGCAGCGCCACCCCAGCCTGAGCTTCAGCAACGCCAAGATGATGCTGGGCGGCTCGGCCAACAACCGGGCCCCCGAGTTCCGGGCCGGCAGCTGGAAAGCCAGCGAAGAGGCCTATAAGGGCGAGCAGGCCGCGCTATTGGTTGAGCGCATCGCCGCCGAGGTGCCCACCTTCAAGCAACCCAGCCACACGGGCTTCGTGGCCGCTGTGTACCACTGCGTAGCCAACGTGGAGGGCTTCGATACTAAAGAGTTCATGCGTAAAATCCTGGCGAATCCCCGCGCCCTGGTACCGTGCGCCAGCCACAAGCAGTTTCTGGCCATGTTCGAGGAAATCTATAACTACCGGACCGCCGAGGCCAATCGGCTGCGCTTCCTCTAAGCCCCATGACGAAGCGCCAACAACAGGATGCGCGCCACCGGGAGGCGGTGCGCGCTTACTACGACACCAGGAATGAGGCCTTGCTCGGGCCGGTGCTGGCCGAGCTGCGCCCGCGCCTGGTGGACTTTTTACTCAGCAAGAATTTACACGATGCCGAGCGCCGGGAAGACCTCGTGCAGGAAGCATTGGCGGAATCGCTTATCGGCCTGCGCAAGCAGCAGTTTAAATTCGCTGGTAGCGTGGCCTCTTGGGCGATGAGTATATCCTGGTACTGTTTTACCAACAGTCTCAATCGCAAGAAGGACTGGATTACGCAGCCGGGCCAGGACGAAGACCCGTTCTTGCTACTCTCAGCTACGTTGGCCACCCCGGCCGAGGAATGCAGCCAAGAGGATGAGCGCAATGCCGGGGCCGTCGTGGCCGCCGTGACGCACGCCGTGCTGAACCTCGACGCCAGCGCCAGCGCCTGCGTGCTCATGTACTACTACCAGGGCTTGCCTGAGGCCATGGCCGCCGCCAAGCTTGGTATTGCCGAAAGCCAGTTCAAAGCCCGCCTGCGCCGGGGCCTCACCAGCCTGCGCGAGTGGGGCACCCGCCACGCGCACCTAGCGCCGGGCGCCGACCTGTACGCTGCCCTAGTGCGCGTGAACAGTGGCGACCTCTTCCGCGAGCCATCCTTATTAGTCGGCTGAGGGCCGCGCCTGTCTTATGAACGGCTACACCCTCGCCAACCAATTTCGCAAGCTGCGCCCCAGCTTTCTGTTCTCCTGCATCGAAGCCGACCTGTTCTATGAACTGGTAGCACTCTGCAACGAGCGGAACTGGCCTACCGAGTTCCAATACTCAAACCCGCTTCTCTGTGCGACCCTCGGCATTTCGGAGAAATCGCTGATAAGTGCTCGCAACCGACTCAAGCAGGCAGGGCTATTGGAATTCACGTCAGGCCATAAGCGCAGCCCCACGGTGTACCGCTTCCTCGACCCTGATGCCGAAATACCCTTACCTCAGGTAAGCCAAAGCGGCACCCAATCCGGCAGCCAAAGCGGCACCCATAACGGCAGTGAAAGCGGCACCTCTATAAATAAGGAAAAAACTAAAAGGAAAACTAAACCACCGGCTGCCGCCGAAAGTGAGGAATTTTCCTTTGAAGCCTTCTGGCAGGCTTACGACAAAAAGGAGGACAAGCACAAGTGCGCTCAGCGCTGGGCTGCCCTAACCACTGCCGAACGCCAAGCGGCCCTGGCTCACCTGCCGGGCTACGTCGCCGCCACCCCCGACAAGCGCTACCGCAAAAACCCGCTGACTTACCTCAACGGCAAGTGCTGGCAGGATGAGGAGCTGCCCACCACCCGCAGCAACCCGCAGCCGGTGCCAGTACCCGCCCCGGCTTTGCTGCCGGCTCCCGACCTCAACGAAGAATTTCTGGCCGAGCAGCAGGCCCGCGCCGCTGCCGAGCAGGATGCCCACTTCGCCAAATACGCCGTGGCCGCCTAACCCCCTTCGCCAATGCACCCCGATACCGCCACCCCCGATGCCCCTAGCCGCTTCCCCGACGAGGTAGAGCTGACCGAACTGGCCGCTGAGCTGGAAAGCTGCCTGGGCCCGCTGGCCGAGTATTGCGACCAGCAGGAAGCTGCCCCCAGCCTGAGCGACGCCGACCGCCGCCACCTGTACCAGCTCACCGAGTTCATTTCCGCTGTGGGCCGCTACGACCAGGCCGCCGAGCGCCTGCGCTCCGCCTACCGCCACGCCCTGGCGCACGCCGAGCGGCCCACTACCCAGCCAGTACCCACCCTGGAGCAGGCCATTCTCGCCCAGTTGAGCCCGGCCGACCTGCTGGCCTACCGCGAACGCGACCCCGTGTACCGCCTCGGCTACGCCCGGGGCTACCACAAAGCCGAGCAGCAGTACGAGCGCCTAACGAGCCTCTACGCTCAGTACGCCATCATCGTGCCCCCGGCCAGCTATACGCCCTCGCCGCTGGTAGCCAACGTGCAGCGCTTCCTGTCCACGCGGCTGATGAGCGGCCCGCGCCTGCCGATTGAACTGCGCAAATCCCTGTTTTTCAATACCCCCGCCACCACTTACCCACCCACTACGCATGGCTCTGAGTGATAGATTCAACCGCAAGAAAGTAGACCCTACCGCCGTGGGCCAGGGGCAAGGTGGCATCCTACCGACCATCCCGAACGCCGAAAAGGCCCTGGTTACCCTAGACCAAGCCATCTGGGAGCAGATGGAGTTGGAGTACCACCGTGGCCGCGAAAAGGGGCAAACCTGCCATAACAAGTACCTCGACCCCTATTTCAAGTGGATGCCCGGCTATACCAGCGTTATCACCGGCTGGCCGGGCCACGGCAAGAGCCAGCTGTTCTTCGAGCTGCTGTTGCTACGGGCCGTCTTCACCGGCAAAAAGTCGGTCATCTGGCCCAGCGAGAACATGCCGGCCAAGCGCTTCTACCAGGGGCTGGTGCACACCCTTACCGGCCGCCCCACCGATAAGTCGCAGAAGAACTTCCTGAGCCTGCCCGAATACAAGCGAGCGGCGGACTACGTGCGTGACCGCATCATTCTGCTCGACCCACCCGCGGGCATGCCCTACACGCCTGCCGACATGCTGGCCTACTTCGAGACCGCCATTGCCAAGTATGGCGGGGCGCAGGATAAGGAAGGCGTAGCGCACTGCATGCTCGACCCCTGGAACAAGGCCAACCATACGGCCAAGCAAAAGCTGGGCGACGAGTCCTACCTGATTCATGCCCTCGGCCTCTGCACCAAGTGGAGCATGGACACCGGCCAGTGCCTGGTGCTCACGGCTCACCCGCGCCGGGCCAGCGAGGAAATGGGCTATGGTAAAAGCCGCCCGGTACCCACGGGTGGTATGATTTCGGGTGGGCAAACCTGGGAGAACATGGCGCACTACGTAGGCGCCATGCACCGTCCCTTCGACTACATAGAAGGCAACACGCAGGCCGCCTTCTTCGCCCTCAAGTGCAAGGACGAGCGCGACGTAGCCAAGCGCGGCGAAATCGGCTACAAGGCCGATGGCATCCCCCCGATGGTGCCCATCAACTGGGACCCCATCAGCAACCGCTACCGCTGGGGCCACGAGCGGTGGAGCCCACTTGATGACGAGAAGGTAGCCAAGCTCTACGCCGCCTCACCAGTTGCCCCGGCCCCGCAGCTCTTCACCGGCAACGCCGCCCCGGCTCAACCCATTACCACCACCCAGCCCATCCGCACCAGCGAGGCCCCCGGCCTAGGCTTCGAAGCGGAGGCCAGTACCGAGCGCTTCGGCCCTCGCCAAATCACCAGCGCCGACTTACCATGAGCTACCCTCACCTCTCCCCCGAAACCATCAACGAGTGCAGCCGGGCCGCCTACATCTATAGCCAAGACTGCTACTGCGTTATCTACTGGGCCTGCGCCGACTACCTGCCCCGCCCGCAGTACCACGGCTTGGCTACCAAGTGGCTTTGCGCCTCCATCTTCCGCGCGGGCAGCCTTGAACAAGGCGACCGTTACGTGGTGGGCGTGAGCGCCGATACCGGCCCCGAGTTACTGCGCCGTTTGCATGCCGCCTTGGATGCGATTATTGATGGTGAGCAGCCCGACCCCTCACTATTGGCCACCGACCTCGCTCAGCGAGTGCTCAGTGCCGCACTCAGCCACCCGATGCTTGGCGCGCACCAACTGCTCCGCATCCTCAATGGCCTGCTACCCCGCCTGCCTCGCCACGAGACCCAGGCCCTCACCACCCAGTTGCAGCAGGCCATCGACCAGCGTAGCTGCGAGGTATATATCCCACCCGAAGGTGGCGGCTGGATTGCCTCGGCTCCGCAGACTACGCAGGTATTGCCATTAGTCACAGTATGCTAACGCCTTACTCTGTCTGATGCTGCACACCACCTCACGCGTCGATGCCAACCAGTCCGCAATCGTCGAACGGTTGCGGTCTACTTCTCTTTCACGAATATTAAAGTGGATACAGCGCCTCCAGCACCGCTAAAAGTGCTTTTCAAGCTATAGCCTTTCTGGTATAGAGAGGCTACAGCTTTTTGTAACTGGATAGCTGACTCAGCCAGCCCCTTGCTTGAGTAATTGGAAGTGAACGACACTTCTTCGGTTTTGCCATCAGGATAGCCGATAACAAACCTCCCTCCAGTATCAACTATTCGCACAACTACCACATCTGCACCACCCACCTGTGCCATCACCGGAGAAGAAGCCAATGCCACCAGGCACGCCCCCAAGAATAAGAGTTTTTTCATGGCCACGAAACTACTGCTGCGTACCGCCTCCCGAGTCGATGCCAACCAGCCCGCAGTCGTGGAAGCGCTGCGGGCTACTTCTCCTTCACAAAAATCAACTCACCAACGTCACTATGCCCAAGCGTTCCCTTTAGCACATAGCCTTCCTGATAAAGCTGAACTATTGTCTAGCGTAAGACATTGGCTATCCTAGTATTTGATTCGTCTGAGGTGATGGGAGAGTGAAAAGCACCCGGCACGTTCTTCCGCTCGATTTTGCCATCTCGATCAATTAGCAAGTATCCGGATCCGGACCCGATGCTATCCCCATAATACCTGATGCTCACAACGGCCACCACAGGCGCTACGGTCTGAGCTAGTACGGATGAAGCATTTAACGCCACCAGGCACGCCCCTAAGAATAAGAGTTTTTTCATGGCCACGAATATACCCGACAGTACCCCCCAACCCCAGCCCGCACCGTCCCACCGTGATGCGGGCTACGGCGTGGTAGAGCCCACCGATGGCCGGGGCCTGCGCTTCGTGGCCTGGGCCGCCTCGCCCGACTGCGTGAAGGAGTTGTGCGCCGTGGCCCGCAAGCATGGCCACCGTCCGACCGATACCAGCCGCTTTCTCACCGAATCAAAATCACACTAGCCTTATGCCTACTGGTCAATTTATAGCCCTCAGCACGATTGCGGTCCTACCCCGCACTGTTCCTACTCTTATCTCCTATGCCGACGGCTTGGTCAACTTCAACGCTGAAGCGACCGCCCTACTTAATAATGAAATTGACTTTTACACTCCACGCCCACATCGCACACGGGCGGGCAACCCACGCCGGCCGAACCTGTGGGAAGTGGGGCCCGGCCTCCACAAGCTGATACCTGCAAGCAGGGGCGGGTACCGAGTCCGGATGGGTAAGCAAGCCCCGCCCGCGGGCCGCTACCTGCTTACTCCGATTGCCTACCAGCCGGGCCGCTATACGCTGGTGCCCTGTGTAACATAGGCTGCGCCGGAGTCGCAATCAAGCCTCTGCTGCTGGGGAACTTTGAAGCATGGGCTGCGCCACTTCCTTTACCCAAGACCTTGCTAATACTATCTGCGACTATCTCATGGATGGTAAGTCCCTGCGGCAGATTGAAAAAATAGACGGGATGCCTTCCGCTCGTACCGTTTATCGGTGGTTAGCTGAGCCTGGCAACGCAGCATTCCGTCAGCAATACACCTGCGCGCGCGAGGCCCAGGCCGACATCATGGGGGAGGATATGCTTGACATCGCCGATGATGAGAGCAACGACTTTATGACCATCACTAAGGGAGATACCTCCTATGTGGTTGAAAATAAGGAGTGGACAAGCCGCTCGAAGCTGCGGGTAGATGCCCGCAAGTGGCTAATGAGTAAACTGGCACCCAAGAAATATGGCGACTCGAAGCAGGTTGATGTAACCAGCAAGGGCGAGCGTATCACAGGCTTTCGCATCACCGACGTAACCGACGATGATAGCGACGCTTAGAACCTTCGCCAAGCAACGCAAGGCCCTGCGCCTGCTGCGTGACCAACAGACCAATGAGGTTATGTATGGGGGTGGTGCGCGCGGGGGCAAGAGCTGGATTGGTAACGCCTGGATACTGATGGCTGCCATCAGTATGCCAGGCTCAGCGTGGCTGGTGGCTCGGGAGGAACTGACGAAGCTGCGGGATACGACGCTGCTCACCTATCACAAGGTGGCCAACGCCCTCGGAGCCAAGAATGAGTACACTTTCAACTCGGCCAGCCTCACGGCTACCTTCCACAACGGGAGCGTGGTCTTCTTCCGTGAAATCAAGTGGATACCTTCAGACCCCGAATTTGACCGGCTGGGCTCCTACGACCTGACCGGCGCTTTTGTGGATGAAGCCCAGCAGATACACCCCAAGGCCATCAGCGTGCTGCGGGGCCGCTTCTCGCTTCTTACGGGCGAGCTAGGCGACGATGGGCTGCCGATGTGGCGCACAGTACCTAAGATGCTCTTTACTTGCAACCCGAGTAAGAACTGGATTTACACCGACTTCTACAAGCCCAGCGTCGAAGGGCGGCTGGAGCCACACAAGGCTTTTGTCGTGTCGCTGGCTACGGATAACCCCTTCGTTAGCGAAGATTACCTGACCAACCTGCGACGCTCTGATGCCGTGACCGTGGCCCGCCTGCTTGATGGCAACTTCGAGTATGATGACGACCCCACGGTGCTGGTGGATTACGACGCTATTACGCAACTGCTGCTCAATGATACCGTGGCTGCGGGCCGCCACTGCCTGACGGTGGACGTGGCACGCTTTGGGGCAGATACCACCGTTATCTATCGCTGGCAGGGCTTTCGCATGATTGAGCGCACGGTGCTCAAAAACTACGCAGTGCCCGAGGTCGCCGATGCCGTGAAGGGCAAAATGCGCCAGAATCGCATTCTGGCCGGGCAGGTAGTAGTTGATGATGGCGTGGGTGGGGGCGTCGTGGACCTTATTCCCGGCTGCGTACCCTTCGTGGCCAACAGCGTGCCACTGGCCGACCCGACCGCCGCCAAGGTGCGCAACCCCAAAACCGGAAAACTGGAGCCGCCCAAAGAGAACTACGACAACCTCAAAAGCCAGTGCGCTTTCCGCATGGCGGGCCGCATGGTGCGCGGCGAGGTATTCGTGTACCCCGAGGCCGCGGGCACCGATTGGGATCGGATAGCCGAGGAGTTGGCACAGTGGAAGCGCCTCAAGCCCGACAGTGACGGTAAGCTGCGACTAGTGCCCAAGGCCACCATGAAGGGGGCTCTAGGTCGCTCACCCGATGATGGCGACAACTTCATCATGCGCGAGATGCTGGAGCTATCCGCCCCCAACTACAACCGCCGCCGCGCTAAATCTTCTCTTATCAGCTAAATGCCTACCACCCTAACCCTCACCTCCCCCGGCCAGCCCGCTCAGGCACTGACCGTGCCGACCTCTTGGGCCAACGTGCCCCTGGCGCAGTTCGTCGCCCTGCATGCCCCCGAGCTCGGCGAGCAGCGCACTGCCGCTGAGTTGCTGCTGGGCCTCGATGCCGGTGCCCTTGGCCAGCTAGCAGCCGATGACGTGGTGTATATCGCCAACCTCATCGAGTTTGCCAGCGACCCCAGCCCTGTGCTGGATCTACTGCCTACGCCCAGCCTGCCCGACGTCGGCAGCCTGCCTTGGGGGTGCCTGGTGCTTTGCCAGCAGCAGTTTGAATCCAACGCCGAGCGGCCTGCCCTGGCCAGCCTGCCCTACGTGCTGGCACTCTACCGCTGCCAGTTGCGCTACGGCAACACTGACCGGCTCGACCAAGTGCTGGCGGCGGTACTGGCTGCGCCCGTCACGGAGGTGTACGCCGATGGCGCTTTTTTCTTGGCAGCTGCTCGCAGGTCGCGGAGCGGCACGCCCCCGACGACAGCGACCACTCAGAGCCCGACGACGAAGAGCTTGAAGCTGGCAGCGAGGAGCTGGCGGCACGCTTTGGCGCTGCGCTGGCCTTGGACGCGCTGGCAGGCGGCGATGTGACCAAGTACCCCACCGTGCTGGCCATCGACGCCGACACGGCGCTGCTGAAGCTCAAGCTACTCAATGCACAGGCGGCTTACCAACGGCGGTATCAAAAATTAATTCACGCTAAAAAGGACTAGTTCAATGACCTATGCCGCCCTAGTCGCCTCCCTCGAAGACCTAGCCTATCAGGCCGGGGCCAAGTCCTTTTGGGCGGGTGCCAAAACCGCCAACGGCATCAACTACGATGCTGCCTTCCCGATGTGCGAGTTCTTCAACACGCAGCCCAGCCAGCTGCTGCCCGGCGTAGTGCGCTACAGCATCGGCATGGGCTTCTATGGCAAGGACGAGCACGAAAACGCCAACTATGTGGCCAACCCCGGCGCCAGCCCCAGCCCCGATAACACGGTGCAAATCCAGTCCGACATGGACGAGTTGACGCAACGCTTCGAACTGCTGCTGCAAGATGCTGAGGGCTTCGAGCTTTCGGGCGGCCCGATGGCGCGCACACCTACCATTCGCAACGGCACCAAGATTGGCACCGGCCTTTTTATTGATTTCACCCTCGACATAGCCCGCGTATGCTAGCCTCCGCCTCCCTAGCCTTCCGCCAAACCGGCCCCGAGCTACTGGCGGCCGCTGTGCAGGCCCTGCGCACCTACCCGCAGCAGCCCAGCGGCCGGCCCGCCTACGCCACGGGCCGCACGGCCAGCCAGCTCAGCTTCGCGGCGGGCGATGACTTCCTGGAATTGCTCGGCCCCGCGCACGCCCAAACGCTTATCACCGGCCGCGGCCCGACCAGTGCAGGTGCTAGCCCCGGCGAGCCCCTGCTTTATGAGGCGCTGGCCCAGTGGGCAGAGGCTAAGGGCCTGGCCCTGCGCCCTGGTCAGACTTACCAGGAAGTAGGCCGCGCCCTGGCCCGCCGCATTCACGCGCGCGGCACGGCTCTGTACCGCAGTGGCCAGCCGAGCGGCATTTTTCAATCCGTGCTCACCCAGCAGTTTCTCGACACGCTGCTAGTCCGCATTGCTGCCGGCGAGATGGTGGCCATTACCAACGCCCTTACCGGCGCCATTCAAGGCAAGTAACATGACCCCACCCGGCAGCGGTACCCCGCCCAAGCTTATCGGCTTCACCCAGACCTGCACCCCACAAGGCGGGCAGCTGGATTTCAGCGTCAACAAGTCCATCAGCGGCAGCACGCTCGACGTGCAGCTACTCAACACTACTACGCTGCAACCCCTGTGGCAGAGTGGCTTCGGTGGCGGCACCAACCAGCAGGCTTTCACCGTGCCAGCGCTGGCCGATGGGGTGTACCGCCTGGCGGCCGACAACGGCGAGGCCTACGCTTTTATTGAGGACATTGGCATCAGCTGCGGCGTGGTGCCCGGTGGCCTGACGCTGGCCGTCAGCAAAACGGATGAGACAGCCGCCGGCCCCAGCGACGGCACCATCACACTCACCCCGGCCGGCGGCACCGACCCGCTGACGTTGGAAGTGGTTGGCCTGGGCCTGAGCCGTCAGACCACGGGCGGCACGCCTGAGCTGTTTACCGCCATCCCGCCTGGCACCTACCCGGTGCAGGTGAGCGATAGCGGCACGCCGCAGATGCAGGCCAGCAGCAGCGTAACCGTGCTGCCTTACGTGCCAGCGGTCAACGGCTGCCAGGATGAGTACGCCGACAACTACGAACCCGCAGCCACTACTGGGGGCTATGCTAGCTGCACCTATACGCCCCTATGGCGCTCGGCCTGGCAGCCCATGGCCGTGCGCGTGGCCGCCGTAGCTGGGCAGCTCGATGGCTTTATCAGCGCCGAGCTGCGCATCGGCTTCCGGCCCGGCCACCCGCTGGCCGCTGACCGGCCGCTGGGCGCGCCGCTGGAGCTACGGGCTACTGTCGGGCCGGATGGCTACGCTACGTTCGTGCTGGGGCCGTATTTGCGGCCCGAGCTGGGCGCGCCCGATGGGGCGGGCGGCTACCGCTACGACCTCAACAGCCCCACCGCCTACGATGCCGACCTGTTTGTGGGCTACGAGCTGCGGCGGGCGGTGAGCGATGAGTTGCTGGAGCACGGCTACGCCCTCAACAGCGCTGTACCGGATGCGCAGATACTCAATTACCTCAATCCCTTCTATCTGGCCGGCTTCCCCGTGTGGCCGGGCTTTTCAGACTACATCGTTACCCGGCGTGGCGTGGCGAACGGGAGCGGTGGCGTGGGCCTGGGCGACTATGGTGTAGTCTACACCGAGCCCGCCGATGGTGGCAACGACATTGTGCAGCTACCCTGCCCGCCTACCCCGCTGCCCGTGCGGTGGTTGGCTCCCGGCGGCGGCTACGGCTACTGGGTATTTCAGGGCCGCACCCAGTTCGGCGACAGCGTGGGCGAAGGTCAAGCCTTCCGCGAAGCCAGCAGTGGCCAGCAGCGCTACAGTGACCCCGGCGACGCTTACCAGACCTTCAAGGCCAGCAGCGGCGTATTCAAGGGCGAGGCCCTACTAGCCGGCCTGCGCACGCTTTGGCGCAGCCCGCAGGCCTGGGTGCAGTTGGAGCCTGGCGGCGAGTGGGTGCCAATTTTCATACCGCGCGGCGACCGGGACGTGGCGCGGGTGGGCATTCGTCGGCAGGAGTTGGTACTCAATTTTTCACTAGCAGCGCCCGAGTGGGCACAGGGGCAGTAATGAGCACCACCGCCAACGCCATCTACCTGCGCCACAGCGGCCACCTGGTAGCGCTCGACCTCGACAGCGACACCCAACTGCTACCCAGCTTTCAAGCCAACGACCGCACCAAGCCCGACTCGATACAGAGCGACTACAGCCCCGAATTCTCGGTGCCCGGCACGGCCAAAAATCACCGACTGCTAGACCACGCCGCTGCCAGCCAGCCGGTGCAGGGCAGCGCCTACCAGCGCGTGCCCGCCGTGCTCACGTCGGGCGGGGTGGAGACGCTGCCGCTGGCGCTGCTGCTCATCAAGGGCTACAGCCAGGGCCGCTACAATCTGCAACTGGTAGGCGGCAACCGGCGGCTAGTAGAGGCGCTGGGCGATAAGAAGCTCAGTGACCTTGATTTCAGCCGCTTCGACCATCCCTGGACGCCGATTGAAATTGGCCTGCGGCTTTCGCCCGGCTACTGGCTGGCCAATGGCTGGGGGTATGAGGTGTATGACCGCGGCAAGCCGGTGGACTTCAATAGTATCGACCCCTACACCCTCTATCCGTCCTGCGCAGCCGACCTAGTGCTGCGCCAGATTGTGGCCGACGCCGGCTTCACGGCCGATAGCCTGCTGGGCGAGCCACTGTTTGCCCAACTGAATGTGCCTAGCGCCAACCCGTTCGCCTTCGATTCGGACTATCGGGAGGCCCGCAACCTAAAGTCAGGCTTCCAGCATACCGGCAACTGGTTTAAGGGGGCAGAGTTTGCGCCCGAGCTGGTGCCAAATAACTATACCTCAGCCAAGCCCTACGCCATCGGCGCGGTGGCTGCGGCGCAGGGCAGCACGGCCGCGCACTACGTGGTACCTACCCTCGGCTTTTACGACATCAGCTACAGCGCCCACGTCTATTTCGGCTGTAACGAGTTACTAGCTGGCGAAGTGAGCATGAAGTTTTTCCCCGAGGTTAACGGCTCTCCTATTTATGAAGCCAATGGCGACCAGGTGAAGGCCGAGGAGCGAGTAGGCAAGTACACCGATACGACGCTGAGCTTCGACAAAAAGCGCGTGCTGCTCAAGGCTGGCGACGTAGTAGAAGTGAAGGTGCAGGGCGATGAGTACGAAAGCTTTGGGCAGGACCCCGACCAGCCGCAATGGTACATCGGCACGCGCACCCTGCTCGGGCAGCCGCAATTCTCGGGCGTGGAGCCGGCCGTGTCGTTCAGCGTCACGCTCAACGAAGAGTTTCCGCCCGGCGGCCTCGTTAAGCTCAACGAATGGCTGCCCGACATGAAGCAGCTTGATTTTTTCAAGACGTGTATGCTCGTGCAGGGCCTGACGGTGCAGACTGACCAATACACCCCGCACCTGCGCTTTGCCCCCGGCTGGCAGCTGCTGGCCAACGTGAGCAAGGCCAAGGACTGGACTATGAAGCGCGACGCCTGGGCCATACCCAGGCGCACGCCTGAACGCAGCCTAGAACTTCGCTTCGGCAGCTATGGCCAAGCCAACTACTTGAAGTGGAAGGAAGATGAGAACGTAACCGAGGGCTATGGCGACGGCACTATTCCTGTGGCCGATGAGGTGCTGCCCGCCGAGTACGAGATGGCCACGCTGCCGTTCGCGGCCACCGAAGCCAGTAAGCAGGTGCCCGACCTGCTGCGCATCCTCAACTTTGACACCGACGACGCCACGGCCAAGCCGGTGGTGTATTCGACTGTCAAAGCGCAGCCGCGCCTGGCCCTGCGGCCCCAGTTGCCTGCGCTGCCGGTGCAGTTGATTATGGTGCCCGAGTATAAAGACAGCGACGGCAATACGGTGCCCATCACGCTGGCGCCGTTCGACACCAGCGCCAGTTACTTCGACTCGGCCGACCTGAGCCTTATGCTTGATAAAACCGTGCTGACCTACTACTGGCAGGACTTGCGGGCCATGCTCGACCAGAGCCGCTACCTTGCCGAGCGCTACCGCCTCACAGCCCAGGACATTGCCGAGCTGGACTTCTCGGTACCAATTTGGGACGGGCTGCTAGGGGACTACTTCGCCGTGTCGCAGGTGAGTGAGTTCGATGCCCGCCGGCCTACGGAGGTGAGGCTCTGCCGCCTCAATGCCGCCCACCTCGGGCCGCCGCCGGCGCCAGGCGGCAACCTGCGCGAATGGTGGGCAAGCGAGTGGATTGCTAGTGAGTGGTATTAGTCCTGCGCTTGCTGCGCCCTAAGCCTTATTGTCCGTCTACCAAGAGCCAAAAGCCCTAGCAGGATTCCGCCAGCTACTACGATTTGCGAAAGGAAGTTTAGCAAATAATTCCACACCCAGTTATTTCCTAAGTCAGGCACTTTGCGAAGTATGTGATAGCTAGCTAATGCTACTAAAAAGCATGCGAACATTACAACTAGGGCACCCGAAATAAGGCGTAAGAGGCTAGTATACTGCTTCTTTATATAGGATATTACCACAACTGGCACAAGGGCTAATGCGCAGGCAATGTATATGCCGCTAGTAGATAAGAAAAACCATAAATTATTTCCTGGGTGATTGCCAAGGAAAGAGTTAAACAGATTCATTCTTCAGTTATTATGAGTGGCCAAGGCGAAAATACTGTTATTCTGCGAGTGCAGCTATCCGAAGAGGATACCGAAAAGAAGCTGCGGAAGCTCGTGCTCGACATCGAGGCCACCCGCAAAGCGCAGGCGCAGCTTCAAAAGGAGCGGCGGCTTAACATCGTAACTGATGAAGAGTATAAAAAGCGAACGGTGGACTTGGCCCTGCAACTCAAAAGCCAGCGGGGCGAATTTGCCGCCAACCAGAAAAACCTAGAGCAATTTCGGCAGGCTACCACCAGCGCCACCGGCTCGGTAGACCAGTTGAAAGCGCAAAGCGCCTTGCTTACCACTCAATACAACGCCCTGTCGGTAGCTGAGCGCACCACCACGGCGGCGGGCCTTGAATTAGGCGAGCAGTTGGAAAGTGTTAATAATCAACTCAAAGCCGCAGGGGCGAAAGTGGGCGACTTTCGGCGTAATGTGGGCGATTATCCTAAGCTGTTCGGCCAAATAGGAGCCAGCGCCGGGGCGGCTGTGGGGCGGCTCGAAGAGTTGGACAATACAACCGGGGCATTTGGTGGCACCGTGGGCGAGCTAAAGAATAAATTTAACCAAGCCAAGGCAGGTATTGAGGCTGCCAAGGTGGGCTTTACAGGCCTCAAAGATGCGATTGCCGCAACGGGTATCGGCGTGTTTCTGCTGGCCCTCGGTGTACTCTTCACGTACCTAACCCGCACCCAGTCCGGGCTAGATTTTGTCGAGCGCAAAACCAAGGGGCTGAGTATTGTAGTGGGGGTGCTGACCGATAAGGTTAGCGAGGTGGGTGAATATCTATTCAAGGCTTTTGATAATCCAAAGCAGGCGCTATCCGACCTAGTAGATTTTATCGGCAACAATCTGATGAATCGCTTAAACTCGGTTTTTGTGGTATTGGATGGTATCGCCAACTTCGACGGTAAAAAGATAGCCGACGGCTTCATTCAGGCGGGCACCGGCATAACGGATGCCACTGCCAAGGGCCAGAACTTGGTAGCTGAGCTAGGCGAAGCCCAAAAAGCAGGGGAAGCCATTGCCGCCGAAAACCAGCGCATACGCGATACAGAGCGGGCTATCAATGTAGAGCGGGCGCAGAGCAAAAAGGATATTGAGGCACTTAAATTGATAGCTGAGGACGTAACAAAATCCACCACCGAGCGGGCCGCTGCTACGCAAAAGGCAGCCGAGCTAGAGCAGCGCAGCATCAACGGCCAATTGCAGGCGCAACGCGCCCGCATCGCCAACTTGGAAAAGGAGGCCCGCATTACCAACCAACTCACCGAAAATAACGACGAGTTGGCCGAGCAGCGTATCAAGCTGGCCGAGCTAGAAGAGGGCAGCCTAACCCGCCAAATAGAGCTAAACAATAAGCTCAACGAACTACGGCAGGCCGGGCTAGAGAAGTCGCTGGCCGACCAAAAGGCGTATTATGAGCGACTGGCTGTGCAGGCCGAAAAAGGCAGCACGGCCGAGTTGAACGCCAAGATTAAGGCGCTCGAATCCGACCGGGTGGCGCAACTCGCCGCCGTAGGACTAACCGAGAACCAGCGGCGGCTAATTATCGCCAATTCTGAGCAGGCTATCAAGCAACTGCGGCGCGAGTTTGCGCTCACCACCTACACCCAACAGGCCGCGCTTGACCAGCAGGCGCTTGACAGAAAACTGACCCAAGTGCAGGCGGGCAGTGAGGAAGAATTAGAATTGCTGCGCCGTAAGTTGGAGGTGCAGCGCGACGTGGAATTACAGGCGGCCAACCTAACTATTTCGCAGCGCACAGCCATTACAAACAAGTTTTTTGCCGACAGCCAAAAGCTGGAAATTGACGCTATCAAAGCCCGCGCCGTGGCTGCCTATGAGCAAGAACTTAGCTCGGTGCAGGCGGAGCTAACCCTCGTTAAAAAGGGCACTGACGAAGAAACAGAATTGCGGCGCGAGGCTATTGATACCCAACTACGCAAAGAGTTGGCGGCGCTCGACAAGCGAAAGGATAACGCCGCCCAGGAGGCACTACTACGGGCCAACTCAGCCAAGGCACTGAATGATGTTAATTACTCGGCGGCGCTGGCGAAGCTGGAAAATTTCTTAGCCGACCAAAAGCAGGCGTTAGATGATGCTCAGTCAAAAGGGCTGCTTAGCGAAAGAGCTTATACTAAGGCCGTGCTAGTGAATGATTCCATAGCCGCAGGCACACGGTTACAACTAGCAAAAGACTTTCACCAAGAAACCACCGAGCTAGCGCGAAGGGCTAAGGATACTCAGATAGCAATTCAGCAGCAGCTAACCAGTGAGGAGCGGGCCAGCATCGAGGAACGCAAGCAGCTAGCCTCAAGCTTCGGGCAGGCAGTGGGCAGCTTAATCGCGGATAGCCTACTTGAGCGGGGCGCAAATATTGAGCAGTTTCTAGGCAAGATTCTTATACTGGCACTAGATACTATCGAAAGCAACTGATTGCCCAGCAGATTGCTTCGGTTGGCTCGGCATCGGTTCAAGCGATAGCGCAGCCAGATTCCGTTGCCACTTTTGGCGCTAGCGGCTTCGCTCGTATAGCCATCTTGACCGCCGCCATTACAGCCGCTTTTGAGCTAGCCAAAGCGGGTATTTCGGCCGTTTCAAACCCGCCGAAACAGTTCGCCCAAGGTACGGTGCTTGCCGGGGCCAGCCACGCAAACGGTGGGGTACAGTTATTTGGCCGTAGCGGGCACTGGTTTGGGGAAGCGGAAGGCGGCGAGGCCGTGATAAACAAGCGCAGCACGGCGCTATTTCTACCCGTCCTTAGTGCTATCAACCAAGCAGGCGGGGGCCGGGCCTTGCTGCCTAACCTATCCACGCCGTGCATGGCACTCGGCGGCGTGTCCTACCCTGCACTGGTGCAGCAACAGGCAATAGGCACAGCCGGGCAGGGCATTGACTATGAACGCTTCGCCCAAGCACTGAGCAAAGTAACTATTGAAGCCAAGATTAGCGCCATTGAAAAGGCTGCAAAACAAAAGGCGCTAGGCATCAAACTATCAAATGACTAGCGGCCACCCAGCGCCGCCCGCGCATCACTTAACACAGCCAGCGCCGCCTCATTCACCGCCTCGCAGTAAGCGCGCAGGTTGGAAGTGGGGCGGTGCTTTTTGTCGTAGCTGGTTGGGTTACGCGGCACGGCCTCGACTGCCCCGCGCCGGGATGCTAGCGTAGTAGAAGCGCCCGAAGGAAGGCGCTGCTGCACCGCTGGCGTTTCGTTCGCAAGCTCGCCCAGCTCATACTCGTAATAGCCAGCGCGGGGCCGCAGCTTGAGCGTGTAGTGTAGTGTGCGACCCGCAGAGCCAAGCGCACCGCCCCGCCATGTAAACCCCCG